GCAGCATTAGAGGTAGCCATTAAGGCTGAACTAATACTGCGATCTCCTTCCATAGCTAAGCGTTCCTTCTCAGAATCATCAACCCCCATAGTACGACGAGAAATTCTACGGGGTTTATCAGACTGAGGCATGATAGGCTGACATACTTCCACATCCTGGAAGTATAAATATATAGCCACATCAGCCGAAGTCATACCTGCTGGATCAACAGCAAGAGGTGATAAAACTGATAAATAAAATGTACCAAAAGTACCAATGGCCGTATTATTCATATCAAAATAATGATAAGGTGATACGAAAGGTATTTCTAGTACTGAAGAAGACTGAGAAGCATCAATAATGACATTAGGCTGCTGGGTCTTTAAGCATAGATGACAGTTATAGGTCTTAGCATGCTCAACTGCATTAGAAGGAAGAAAAGTCGTTATCAACTTACCAGCCATAAACGGACTAGCATTCAGGACAACTTTCAAACAAGCCGTGGCTCTCCACAAGCCAAAGCCTTGAATCTTATTCTTCCACCAAGAGTTACTTAACAAAGCAGTATTCACATCTATTGAATACAGTACAGTATTCTCCAGATGAGTGTTACTCCATGCTAACGTACTCATTAACTGTGGTCTGTGCAAAAAGGATGATATACTAACCATATCAGAGGACTTTGAACCACCTTGAGTCGTTGTGTTGAAGTTACTATTGATAACTTCAGCATCGTTAACAAACTCAGTAGTTTCTATAACCTCTTTAATCGGCTGAGCATCATCCGACTGGGCAAATATTCTAATGGGACGAACTCTATCACATTGCGGCTCTATTTGCTTAGGCTCAAGCTGAGCAGCTATAGCCTCATCCAAACCAGCCCCACCATCATCATCATCTTCTTTGACTTCCTCTGACAAAGGTGTTACAATTTTGACCTCCTCAGGCCTCCTATAACGTATGACCATCTTAGCTCCTCTAAGAAGATCACGAGCGACTAAGAAACTTTTAAGTTCCTTGGTCTGTTGCATTGCTATAGTAGTACGATCAGGAGTATATTGATAACACGTAGCTCTACCTTCATGCTCATCAACATAACCTCCAATAATCTCATACTCAGGAGTCTGGGGATACAGATTGTAGTAGTCAAATATATTCTCGAGATGTCCCCTTAGAATAATTCTGAAGGCGTCCCAAGTAACTAAATAATTAGATTTACCACCAGATTCTATCATCCTAACTTCAGCCTTATAAACCTTGAAAACCCCATTCAAAAATAGCCTATATTTTTCATGATCCCTTTCGGGGATATAATAATCCTCCTCAGGGATAGGCAACTTCTCAACAGGCTTCAAAGCTTTGGAGACTAACTTATAGATAGTACTATCATCAGAAACAAGTTTAATATACTGTTTCCCAGATTCATTAGTCATTAACACTATACTAACAGGTCCTGGATTAGTCTCAACACACACCAGTCTAAGCTGACATGGTTCATACTCCTCCGGATCCCACTGGGCTACTTCAGAGGTAATACCTCTAAGCGCCTGTTTATAGGTAGTCCATTTAGGATAATGATTGTATCTTGTGATAGATGCCTGAATAAGAGTAGGAGCAAATTGATCCCACACCTCAACACCATGGAGAGCATACTCCCCAATAGCAGTATCTATAACCTGCTCCGTAAGAGTATCATTGTTTTCTGTCCAATTCAACGACTCATGAATAGAAGCTAAATTTAATGGACCTACATACCTCATAAGAGTATGATCCCATCTCCATGTACGCTTGCACATTTCAATCTCATTAAGACTTCGCAAGGGAACATCACATCCTATCCTCTTAGCTTCATCAGTATATTGAATACC